AAGAAAGTCGATATTTTTTTAGCGACAGAAAATATTGAATTGGTTAAATTTTATACAACATGCCAAAATTAAAAGAAAAGACCACCTATAACTCTGTCAAACATAAATACAAGAAAACTAGCATTGGAAAAGGTAAAATTAAGACATCTTCTATGAATAAACACAAAAGAAGACGATTAAAACGACAGATTTCTAATAAATGATGGCTATAAAACAACAAAATCAAAAAAAACCAAACAATAAACAAATTAAACTAATATATAAGCAACAAACCGACAGAAGAAACCGAAATAATGGCTACAAGGAAAGAAGTTGCTGAACATTTAGATTTGAGTATTGTTTCAATCAGTAAATTGATACAAAAAGGTGTGCTTGACGTAAAACAAGGCAGAAATCCTATGGATTTAGATTTGTGTCGTAAAAATTATATAAATTATCTAAGAACACTAGGTAATTACAACAAAAGAACTGGTATTGGAGATATTGCTGAAGAAAAAACAAGATTAACTAAAGCACAAGCAGATAAAGCAGAATTAGAAGTGTCAGAGTTAGAAGCTGAATTAATACCAGCTACAAAGGTACAAGAAACATGGATAGAATACGTTGCTAATGTAAGAGCTAAGTTACTTGCTTTGCCATCTAGAGTTGCACATCAAGTATTAATTGTGGATAAATATGCAGATGCAGAAGAAATTATTAAGCTTCAAGTTTATGAAGCTTTAGAAGAACTTAAAAATGAAGGTATACCAAGACAATATCGAAAGAACTTTAGAGACGGTGAATCAGATATGGCAACCACCACCGAACCTGAAAATATCTGAATGGTCAGATAGCTATAGAAAACTATCTCCAGAAGCATCAGCTGAAGCTGGTCAATGGCGGACAGATCGTGCTGAATATCAAAGAGAGATAATGGATACTTTCAATGATCCTAACATCCAAAGAATAGTTGTAATGACAAGCTCACAAGTTGGTAAAACTGAAATTGTCTTAAATACAATTGCATATTTTGTGGATCAAGACCCATCTTCGATACTAATTGTGCAACCAACATTAGCTATGGGTCAGGCATTTAGTAAAGATCGACTAGCCAATATGATTAGAGACACAGAAAAAATTAGAGAATGTTTTAAAGAAGCTAGAACTAGAGATTCAGGCAATACGGTTTTGCACAAAAAGTTTGCAGGTGGTCATTTGACTATTGTTGGCTCTAATTCTGCATCTGGTTTAGCTTCCAGACCGATAAGAATACTTTTATTAGATGAGGTCGATAGATATGAAGCATCTGCTGGAACAGAGGGTGATCCAACAGAACTAGCTATAGCCAGAACCAAAACCTTTTGGAATCGTAAAATATATATGTGTTCAACACCAACTATCAAAGGATTGTCTAGAATAGAAACTGCTTTTAATGAATCAGATCAAAGATACTATCATGTGCCATGTCCAGAATGTAATCATAAACAAGTTCTGAAATGGAAGAATGTTATTTGGGAAGATGGTAAACCAGAAACTGCAAAATATGCTTGTGAAGAATGTGGTTCTTTAATTGATGAATCAAAAAAACAATGGATGGTAAAAAATGGAGAATGGATTGCAAGTCAACCGTCTTTAAATACTGCAGGGTTTCATATCAGTGAATTGTATTCGGTTTGGTCAACATGGGGTGAAATGGCAACTGCTTTTCTAGAAGCTAAAAAACAACCAGAAATGTTAAAGACTTGGATCAATACTGCTTTGGGTGAGACATGGGAAGAACAAGGCGATGGTGTTGAGTATGAAACATTATTAGAACGCAGATTAAATTTTGATGAAACTACAATACCAGAAGATGTTTTGATTTTGGTTGCAGGAGTAGATACGCAAAAAGATCGTTTAGAATTACAGCTGGTCGGTTTTGGAAAATCGTATCGTTGTTGGGTCATCCAATACAAAATCTTTTGGGGTGATCCAAATGCTGCGAATGTTTGGATGGAACTAGATGCCTACTTAAAAAAAAGATTTACAACTGAATCAAAAAGAATTTTACCCATCTCTTGTTGTTGTATTGATAGTGGTGGATTGTCTACACAAAGTGTCTATCAATTTACCAAACCCAGACAAGCTAGAAGAATCTTTGCTATTAAAGGTGCTAGTCAAGCTGGCAAACCTATTGCTAATAGACCAACTTATGTTGGTAAAAATAAAGCAGTATTATATCCAGTTGGAACTGATACCGCCAAAGAAGCTATCTTTGCTAGATTAGCTGCTGATCCAGAAAACACTACAATACATTTTGCTGCTGATATAGACGAAGAATATTTTAAACAATTGACAGCTGAAAAAAGAGTTACCAAATATGTCAGAGGAAAATCAACTTTAGTTTGGAAACAGATCAGAGATAGAAATGAAGCTTTAGATACTTTGGTTTATTGTTTTGCTGCAATATATATTCTTAATCCAAACTTTGATGTGTTAGAAGAAAAAATATTGACTGGCGATAGTAGACCGCCTGATCCAAAAAGAAAACAAAGATTGCCAATCAATAGAACCAAAGGTAACTTTGCGAATAATTGGAAATAAAAAACCCACCTTTTTAGGTGGGTTTAATTTTTATTCTAAAGGTTACAGTGCATCTATACGCAATCTCACTTCATATAAAGTATCACTTAAAGTTTCGCAACCACTATGCAAAGCTATATCGCCATCTAAATTAAGTTCTGCAAGATTTCTTTGTATAGAACATCTTAAACTTATCATGTCTGAGATTGCATCTTCAATGTTTTCTAACTTTGTTAATTTTTCTATGTTTGTCATAATTATCTCCTTTGTTTTTGTTAATTATATTATAAATATACAGGTTCTATTATAAATTACAAGTATTATTTTAATTATTTTCAAAAAAATTTTATCTCTATATCTCAAGGCATTTCTGTTTTAGACTCTTTGATACTTTTCTGACTACTGGCTCTCTATACTTAGAAGTAAGTTTGTCCTCATCGTACTTGTCTTGATATTGCTTAATACTTTTACTAACTTTCTTAAGACTGTTAGCAACTCTTTTTAGATTTGCCTCATACTGTTTTTGTCTCTTGATAAGATTGTCTTGTCTAGCTAAAAGTTTCTGATAGTTTTTATAAACCTGATTCAAAGGGTTTTTAGGTTCTATAACTTTTTCCTGAGGTTTATTAGCTTTAGAAATATCTATTTTACTTCTGGATAATTTTTTGTACCAAATATTTTCCCTCAAAGAAACAAAATCTATATCATAACTATTAGCAGTTTTAGCAAGATCGCTTATAGAAGGTTTATCTGGATGAACAAAATGTAATAAGGCACAGAAGGCAGAAACAAACTCTTTACCATGTGGAGTTTTGGAATCGGCAGTCAAAGCGTGAGCATACTCATGCAAGTAAACCGACCAATTAAAACCATACCCTGCTAAATAAATAGCGTCATCATAAGTATTGTAATGGCAGACACCATTGGCATACTTATCATGTACCTGCGTTTTAAGACCAAACAATCCATTGAGGCGTTTGTTAAGATACTTAAGCTGATAGGTCTCTAAAGTTTTACTACCTTTTTCAGACCAAGCGGAAGCGTTTTCCCATTTGTAGACTCTACTTTGTTGATAATCTGTTTTCATTTTATCTCCTTTGTTATAAATTATATTGTAAATATACAGGTTCTATTATAAATTACAAGTATTATTTTAATTATTTTCAAAAAAATTTTATCTCTATATCTTAAGACATTTACTGTATAATTAGTTTTTAAGTGTATCTATTAAGTGTGAGGTAATGCTTGAGCAATTTATTTGATTCGTCAAATTTTCCAACAACTGAGCCAGTTGAATTACAACTTGGAGATTTTTGGGCATGGAAAAGAACCGATCTATCTACAGATTATCCGACAGCAGCTTATGCTTTGTCGTATGAATTTAATCTAATTGATGGTGCAACAGCTACAAATTTTACTTTAGCTGCTACTGAAGTTAATGATGAATACATAATATCGACATCAAGTACCAGTGGTTTGACAAAAGGCAGATATAACTGGATAGCTTATATAACTAGATCAAGTGATTCAGCAAGAATCAAAATAGGTGAAGGTTATACAGAAATACAAGATAATTATGCAGCTACTACTTCATCTGTAAGAAGTCATGCCAAGATAGTTCTTGATGCTATTGAAGCAGTAATTGAAAATAGAGCAACAATGGATCAAAGTTCTATGTCAATTGCAGGTCGTTCTTTATCAAGATTATCAATTGATGAATTAATGACATTTAGAGATCGATACAAAACAGAATATTTAAAAGAAGTAAAAATGGCAAGAATAAAAAATAAAAGAGGTTCAGGTAATACTGTTAAAGTAAAATTTGGCTCATCAGAAACATTTAATCCAACTGATTATTCATAATGGCTTGGTACGATAATTTATTAGGTAGAAAACCTAAAAAGAAATTAAGCTTTAAACGTAGCTATCAAGGTGCTAATACTGGCAGATTGTTTGCAGACTTTCTAACTTCTTCCACCTCTGCTGATGCAGAGATTAAAGACAATATTAGAATTTTAAGAGATCGTGCCAGAGAGCTTTCTAGAAATGATCCTTACATAGCCAGATATTTAAACT